AAAAGCAAATCGCGAAATATGGGCTCGTCGTGAAAGATCCGATCACGGGCGCGCCCGTTCGAAACCCGTTCCTCGAGGTCCGGCGCCAGGCTCAAACGATGATCCTCGCCGCGGCGAAGGAACTCGGGTTCTCGCCGATCGCGCGGACCAGGATCGCCGCCGGCAATGAACCGGACAAGCGGAAAAACACGTTCTCCGGCAACCGACGGCCCGGAGGATCCGCCGCCGTTTAATCGCGATTGGGCCGGAGAGGCGATCGCGTTCGCGCGCGAGATCGTCTCGCCGGAGGCGGCCGCCCGTCATGGGAAGTTCGAGAAACTCGCCGCGGCGCGAATGCTGCGCGACCTCGAGCGCGCCAAATCGCCGGACTGTCCGTTCTATCTCGACGCCTGGGAGGCGGGGAACCCTTGCGATTTCGCGGAGAAACTCCCGCACATTGAGGGCGAATGGCCGACGCCGACGATCCGCCTCGAGCCCGCTCAAGTGTTCGTCCTCGTGAACGTGTTCGGATGGCGACAACGGGCGTTCCCGAAACGCCGCCGGTTCAACACGATTTACCTCGAGGTTGCGCGCAAAAACGCGAAATCGACGCTCTCGGCGATCGTCGCTCTCTATTGCCTCACTTGCGAGGGCGAGCGCGGGCCTCAAATCAAGTGCGCCGCAACGACCGGGGCCCAGGCGCGGATTGTGTTCAACCTCATTCGCGAAATGGTGAACCGGACGCCGGACGTCCGAGACGAGTTCAACCTCGAGACGTTCGCGCGGACGATTGCTTGTTATGAGAACGCCGGCAACGTTCAACCGATCAACGCGAAAGCGTCAACGCAGGACGGACTAAATCCTCACGCGGCGATCATTGACGAACTTCACGCGCACAAAACGCGCGAGTTGTTCGACGTTCTCCGGTCCGCTCGAGGCGCGCGGAAAAATCCGCTCTCCTGGTATGTGACGACGGCCGGTTACGTCCTCGAGGGCGTTTGCTATGAGCAACGGAAACTCCTCGCGAAAATCCTCGAGGGGTTGTTCGACGCCGATCATTACTTCGGCGTGATCTACACGATCGACGACGGCGACGACATTTTCGACGAGGCGGTTTGGCAAAAGGCGAACCCGTTGATTAACGTCCTCGACGTGAACGAGTTGCGACAGTATGCGACCGAGGCGCGCGTTTCGCCGGAGTCGGAGCGCGAGTTCAAAACGAAACGCCTCAACGTTTGGACGGCCGCGAAGGGAGGATGGATCACTCTCGAAAAGTGGTTGAAATGCAACGGGCCGGCCAATCTCGAGGACGCGCGCCGTCTCGGGATCCCGGTTTATATGGGCCTGGACTTGGCGAGCGTTGTTGATATGACGGCGAGCGGGTTCGCCTGGCGCCAGGACGGACGGATCAAAGTCGCGGCCCGCTACTATGTCCCGGAGGCAATGGTCCTCGAGCGCAAACGGCGCGAGTCCGCTCCCTACGCGGAATGGATCGCGGAGGGTTGGATCGTTCAAACGCCTGGCGACGTGTGCGATTATCCGTTCGTCGAGGCGGATCTCGAGGCGCAAACGAGCGGGCTCAAGGTCGAGGAGATCGCGTTCGACAAATGGAACGCGCAAGAGGTTTCCCAAAGGATGATCGACAAGGGCGCGCCGATGCTCGAATTTATTCAGGGCCCGCGCTCCTATCATCCGGGAATGCAAGCTCTCGAGCGCGCCTACCTGTCCGGGATCCTCGACCACGGGGGGAACCCGGTCCTCAACTGGAACGCCTCGAACATAGTCAAGCGGGAGGACGTGAACAAAAACGGCGCTCCCGATCGCAAAAGGTCCCAGGACAAAATAGACGGACTGTGCGCCGTGTTGATGGCGCTCGCGCGCATGATCGCGGCGAGCGGCGGATCCCTGGACGATTTCCTAAACAACCCGATTTCCGGATAGCGTGAGGAAAAATGCAACTCTCCCTTTTGATTCGCGACGGTTGGTCGCGCCTGTCGAGAATGTTCGGAGTCGGCGGAACGTCGCAACAACGCGGGCAACAAATCCCAGGGCCGGGCCGATACGATCAACCCGGCGCCGGGATCCCGGTCTATGAGGCGAACGCTCTCCAAGTGTCCGCGCTATGGGGTTGCGTTCGGATCCTGACGGAGACGATCGGGACGCTCCCGTTTTTCCTGTATGAAAAAGGCGAGGACGGGGAGATGATCCTCGCCGAGAATCATCCGTTGTATATCGTCCTTAAGTCGCGGCCGAATCGCTTTATGACGGCGACCGAGTTCCTCGAAACGATGCAAGCGAACCTCGTTCTCAAGGGGAACGCCTACGCCGTGATCGACCGCAACGGCCGCGGCGACGTGATCGCTCTCTATCCGATGGCGGCCGATCAAGTCCTCGTGAACGTTCTCCCGGACGGCGAGGTCGTGTATCTCTACCGGAAGGACGGACAAGTCCTCGCGCTCGCCGCGGAGAACGTGTTGCACGTCAAGCTATTCGGCAATGGCGTTATCGGACTCTCGCCTCTCGAATACGCCCGGAACTCGCTCGGCCTGGCGATCGCGTCCGATCAATACGCCGCGAACTTTTTCTCGAAAGGCGGGAAACCCGGCGGCCTCCTCACTTATGACAAAGTGTTGACGGATCCGCAACGCGAGGCGATCAAGAAAAACTTTTCCGAAATGCACGAGGGGATAGAGAACGCACATAAATTGTTCGTCCTCGAGGCGGGAATGAAATACGAGCGCGTTCAAATCACGCCGCAGGACGCGCAGATCATGGACGCGCGACGCTACTCGGTCGCCGACGTGTCGCGGTTTTTCGGCGTCCCGTTGTTCATGCTGAACGAGACGGACAAATCGACGTCCTGGGGAACCGGCCTCGAGCAACAAATGATCGGGTTTTTCACGATCACGATTCGACCATATCTCCGCCGTTGGGAGGACGCCGTCGAGGCGAAATGCCTCCGCGGTGCGGAGCGCGCGAAATATCAGGCGCGATTTTTGTTCGAGGGTTTGCTCCGCGCCGACTCTGCCGGCCGCGCCGAGTTCTATTCGAAAATGGTCACCAATGGAATTATGACGAGGGCGGAGGTCCGCGCGAAAGAGAACCTCCCGAAAATCCGCGGGAACGCCGAGGTCCTCACGGTTCAAAGCGCGCTCGTCCCTCTCGACAAACTCGGCGAGAAACAACCCGCGCCGGCGGCGCCTGGCGCGATGCCTGGCGAATCCGACGCCGCGGACGCCGCGGACGCCGCGGATCTCGAGGATCCGATCGCGCCGGCGGCCGGGACCTCGCGAGGGAAGGGACTGCGAATCGTGTTCTCGCCGGTGTTCAACGTCGCGACGCCGGCCGTCAAGTTCGAACCGACGTTGCAATTCACGGTCCCGGCGCCGAAAAAGGGAACGACCGAGGTCGTCAACGTGAACGGGAAATGGATTCTCCGCGAAGTCCGGGAGGGCGCCGCGCGGGCGTTCGAAAAAACGGGGCCCGCGTCCTGGGCTATTCGCAACGATCAATGAAAGGTTGAAAAATGGTCGCGTTCGTCAAGTTTCAAGATTTCGTCGAGCAACTCGGAAAGGGCGTCCACAAACTACACGCCGCCGGCGACACGCTCAAGGTTTACTTGAGCAACACGGCGCCGAACGTGGCGACGATGGCGCTTAAAGGCGACCTCGCCGAGATCACGCCGGCGAACGGGTATCCTGCCGGCGGAACGGACACGCAAAACGACTACACGGAGACGACCGGGACCGGCACTTGCACGGGCGTTGATATTGTTTTTACGGCCTCCGGCGGCGCGTTCGGTCCTTTCCGTTACGCGGTCCTTTACAACGACACGCCGTCGGCGCCGGCGGATCCGTTAATCGGCTATTGGGATTACGGTTCCGCAATTTCGATCAACGACACGGAGTCTTTCACGGTCGATTTCGGCGCGTCGATGTTCACGGTCGCGTAACAGGGCGCTAGTTCGTGTCGATTACTTGGCAATCCGCCGGCGCGATCGCCTACTCGACGAGCGGCGGGACCTCCGTCACGCCGGCATATCCCGCGTCGATCGCCGCGGGCGATTTGCTCGTCCTGGTCGTCGGGCAAAAACCGAGTTCGGCAAACGGCGGAACCTGTTCGACGCCGGCGGGTTGGAGTGTCGGGCCGTCGCTTGTCGGCGCCGGAGGGTATGGA